ATGTATGTGTCTAGAATTGGTTATCTCAGCCCACAAATATTTTCTAACAATAGAGGCATGAATATTTTAGTACCCATACCAATCCGAAATGATCCTATACACCAAATTAAGCAAATAGGGTTGTTCATGTCCATCAAATTTACTATAATCACCAGCTCCAACAAGAATCTCTCCGTCTTCATTACTGCCGTGTACTTTCAATTTGTGTACCAAATAACCCCACTGTTCACCATAAGGATTTACTCCTATAGCAGAACCAACATCCAAATTTGCTCCTATATACGCATCCATAAAAGCGCCATAGTACATTCTAAATAAAACTAACAAATAAAATGGACTTGCAGAGAAAATTCTAGTTTTGCCAAGATGGCACTTTTCTATACTAACTTTCTCATCTTTCAAACAATCCGTATATAAAAAGGCTGGACGTTTACCTACAGCATACATATCTAAAAGTCTATTCACTTCAGACTCTATTTCAATGTAAGCTTGTTCTTTAACTTCCGGTGTAGAAGTAATTGAATAGTACCTTTTCTTGACATTTTTCTTGTCTATACTCAATGGCCAACCAGCACTAGTACTTGACATTATTGGACCAACACCTCTGAAACTATGCAAAGCATCCTTCAATTTCAAAGGCATTATTCTGTCATACTTATAATTACTAGTAGAAACCATTATAGTCTCTAAGTAGTCACCGGCTGCTTGGGAACACAAACTAGATGAAATACACACTTGATCTTTACCATAATTTAGCAAACCATTTGCGTAAGGATCAATATATTTACCATCTTTATCAAAAAATGGTTTCAACTTAGCTGGAAGTGTTCCTGGGTCATCATAAGGAGCAGGCAACTTGCCATAAAATTCACTCTTGGTAATGTCAGACTTAAAAGGCTTTGGTGCAGCCATTGAATCTGGTACAACTGAAGTATGACATACTCCAGATTGACTTTCCATTGATAATGGATGATGCTCACCCAAATCTTCTAGACCATCTTCTTGTAAATAACACCCATCAAGTCCACAATCTTTAAGATCAGAACATATGTCACTGTAAGTAAGAGTTGAAGAAACCCCTTTCTCACCATATCCAGCAACATGTAAGCCAAGAATACATCTACCAGTTTCAGTATTCTGTTCTGTAACCAACAGTGAACCACAATCACCTTTACTCGAATTAGAGTTATAAGAGATTGTATTAGTGATTATATAACCAGGTTCATTTTGTGAATCAGCTTTCACATAGTAAGAAGTCGAATCAAACGTAGCATCCATCTTCTTACATGTTATAGTGTTTCCATTATTAGACAAAGAAACACCTACCAAACAAGTAGGCACCAATTTCATACGAGACATCATATCATACTCACGAGTATCCACAATGTAACGTATAGCACCAGTACTATTAATCTGTGCATGATTCAATACCATATAAACCAAATCTTTATCTAAACTATTTGCAGTAGCATACCCACTGTCTAAGAATTCCCCTACAGGGAACCTATAAATGATTCGCTTATTTACAGTGGTTAAGACAATTTCAAAATCATTTTCATTGTCTAAAGTATGTCCTTCAATAGCATCCAAGAAATGGTGAGGCAAAATGAATATGTTTCCAACCAAATTCAAAGTTTGGCCAACTTTCTTAAGGATATCAGTTTTAACATTTCTCACATATACTATAAAATAGTATTTGTTCAAAACTTTAGTAACCACATCAGAATGATTAATAACATCGACATCTTCTGTCGAGATCTTACCCAAAATTGAAGTATCAAACCCGTCCAAAGACAAGCCTTTCCTTCGTGCGGTTCTTAGCCTTAATCCTCTCCGTTGATCAACTTTTCC